AAATTTGTTTTACTGATGATGCAGGGCTATCCGTTGGGGCCGCTTGATAAGTTTGAGAGGCTGACGCTTGAGGAAATGCGCCGCCTACTCCTTGAGCGGCCAATATTGGGTTTAATCCTGCTTTTTTCATGTCTTGCATGGTTGTTTGATATCTAGTTTTATAAGCATTTTGTGTTCTTTCCCAGGCAAGGGCTGATGCATTAGCGGCGTTTTTGTTAGCTTGCCCTGATGAAAAGAGGTTTGTGCCTAATTGTAAGGCACTACTCCCCAAAGCAGGGAGTAGTTTTGGTAATGCCGCTTTAGCACCGGCTAATATTGCTGGCCACATTAAAAGTGATCCGTTAAGCCTGGTACTGAATAAGTAGGCATCGGTCTAGTATGAATATAGTTACAGTAACCATCGAATTTAAAGTGTGGTTCTGTTGGTGTGGCAATAACTCTGTCTATTGGTGGATCATCCGTTCTGAATGTTTCATCTAATGTGGGTAATCCTGTGAATTCTTCTGATAGATGCCAAGCATCTAATGAGGCAGAGTGTGAGGGACGCATAGGGCCGGTTATGAGACTTCTTTTATATCTCATATGGGCCCATCTTTCTTGATATCCGAAGACTTCGTCTTCTGTCCCTGCTACTATCATAGCATCGTCAAGGTAGAGCTCTTTATTAAGCACTGGTTGCTCCCCTAAGTGTGCTAATGCAGGTAGATAGAAGTCGTAGCGTGTTTGGTCTGTAAATAGTCTTTCCAGGCCCTGGCTATATGTGAGGTCGGCTCTGACATTTACAAGACCGATTGTAAGACAGTGTTCGGTGAATGATTTGTTGAAGCCATGCCGTTTAAAATATGATTGTCCATAAGCTCCTAGTTCACCTAAGTTGGTTGCTGATTGACCAGGGACGGGTTGGACGCTGATAATTTGTGATCCGCCGCCAAGGTATTCAGGACGTTGAAGTCTTGAATCAGGACTTGTTACGCGAAAATGTGAGTGTATAATTTCGGTGTATCTGGTTCCCGAACGCATATCACGTTCTAGGATTTTTTGAAGTTGGAAAGCTTCTCTTACATCGTTGATTGTTGCCGCAGTAGCATCTGTTAAATCTGCGTATATATTTGGGTATCCTGCTGTGGTTGGGTCTTCTTCCATTACGATATTTGCGCCGCCGAGTGATCCGGCGTATGTCTCTGTACCTGGTGACCCTCCCGTTTCTTTAATTCCGGCTGATGCGCCGCCAAAACCGGCGGAAGTACCAAGGCCGGTAACAGGAGCTTTGGTGCCTAAAGGTAGAGAGACTGCATCTCCTTTTTGTAACATTGGTAAACATGATGTGAAATAATCGTGACGTTTGTTTCTGTTTCTTATGATGTAATCTGCCGGTGTATCTGGGCCATCGTCCCTAGGGACGTTTAATGAATCTTGAAGGTTCTGATTTCGGAACCATTCGTTGTATATGAGGTTATATGCCCTGAAAAACCATGAATTAGCATTATAGGTTTGTGATAACCCTATGGGTATGCCGAAGTAGTCACAAATGCAGTTTTCTGGCGCATTGGTCACGGGTAATTGTGGAACGGCATAGTCTATGCTATCACCTGGATCAATTTGTTCCCCATTGAGTTTTTGCCAGTTGTCGTGAATAAGTCTGATTGGCACACTAAAGAAAAATGTTTCAAGAAACATATTATCAAATAATGGATAAATGGGTGTAGCTAGTCTAGCAAAGCCATCCATTTGTAGCATTGCTGTGTCTCCTGGGTATTGCATATCCCAGTATATTGGTATTAGTTTCCCGGCGTCAAATGCAGTTTTGACCCCGTGTGATCTATTGAATGTTGAACGTGGTATGTCAACGGTTGGTGCTTTTGCGAAATTGTGGTTCATTACTGATTTCAAGGGTTATTCTCCTTCTTTTGGTATTGTTGTTAATTCTTTGTAATCTTCTACAAAGGTTCCTTTTAGTGTATCGAAGATACCATATCTGACTAATTTATAATCATCTTCGAATTTGTTAAACATGGTTGTTTTATTATCAAATACCATTCTGTGATGTCTTTGAGCGAAGAGATCGCTCCTAGTGAAGAATGGTGTGTCTATTTGTAATGATTTTGTATCGACAAAGGCATACATTGATAAAGGAACTTTTGCGTCTTGCTGTTGTTTTAGAATTTCTTTATAGGATAATGGTGTATCTTGATCTATCGGTGTGTTTATACGTTTTTGGAAGTTTTCTGGTGTAGGCTTAGTCATTTTCTAGACTCCTTTGTAATGTTGTTTTGATTAATTTTTCTTTAATTTGCCTCTGTTGATATTGTCTTTTTGAATCGACTTCGATTATATTCTCCTTTCTTTTGTCTTTGATATCTCGAAGCATTTGGGGGTTAATTTTAAATAGTAACTCGTCATAATAACGAGGGGGTGATTTTTTAAAGCCATTTATATGGAAATAATCTTTTGGATATATATCTGTCCAGTATTTATCGAAGAAGGGCTTGCCAATCCCTGGCATCCTGGACATTAACGCAAACTCTGGGGTTCTTTGTTTATAGTGTTCTTCGGCTAAGGCTCCTGTAATTTTTTTCATTACGTAACGTGCTACATAGCCTGCACTGTCTAACGTTACCTCGCCTATCGTAGAGAATCCATAAGGCCATATTTTTGCTAGAGTTTTGCTTTTGTACAGATCGCATATTGCTCCTTTTTGAAAGTGATTTTTTAATTGTCGGTAAGATGAGCCTCTTAGTAATTCTTTATCATTGAAGTCGCAGTTGAATAATAAAGCATGATAATGAGGTCTTTTTGTGCCTTTTTCTCCGTATTCGCCACAGGCATAATAACGGATATGATCGTAGGGATCACATAAGTTTTTAGGTTCGAAATGCCTTCTTAATCGTCGGATGAAATTTTTAAGATCATTTTTATTAATAGATAAATCTTTAGGCAGAAACTTAGGAGCGTAGGTAAGAGTGATAAAAGAATTTTTTTCATATAACGAGGCCTCGTGAACGCATCGGCATGCCCAGTGAGCGGCTTTTTGCAGTCGACAGTCGACACACTGCCCACAGGGCACTTCTTCTAATTTGCCGAGGTTGTTGGTAATAGTCATACGTTTTGTACATCTATTAGACATTTTTAAAGTTGTATTCCTCCCCTGGTCGGTTGAGTTGTTGTACGATGATTTACTGATTTTGTTCTTGAGCCTTTTTTGAAGTTACGTTTTGAACGTTTCTTGCTCATTTTTTTTCGGTATCTTGCCATTGAATTCACCTCCCTTCGGTCGATATTTGTAAAGAAGCCAATCGCATGTTTTGCAGTAGACTTTATTTTTGTATACTGGATTTGGGCATAGAGCGCAAGTACTAAATAGTTCTATTTGTTTTTCGTTTTTTAAGGCCATGAGATGTCCTTTTTTTTTGTTTGTTTTTTTTTAGACTGAATCTATGTGGTTCAGTCCGCACTATTATATCAAGTAGTTTATTGTGCGCCCTTCGGGTAAAGTTGTTTTTATTTATAATGAAAATGAGATTTTCCTAGTATTCTGACTCCGATATACATTATTAAGGCTATGAACATATGACCCTTTTTTGTTACGCAGTTTTTTAATTTTTTATCTGCTTTTTTTCGGTCTTTTTCTGTTCCGCCGGTTTCGTAATCTTCGTCATGTTGTAGGCAACATTTTGTCCAGTTGCCTTCTGGGAATTTTGTACAGTTGTCTTTTGTAGTCACTTCGTCGTTCCTCCTCACTGACCCGTTACGAGTATTGTTGGAGGGGGGTTAAAACGACCCCCCTCTTATAATTACTCTACACTAGTTTTATTTTTTTATTGGATTTCCTTCTGAATCTAGTTCAGTTGTAGGTTCTTTGATTTTTCGTTGTGAATCATCGGTAATGTGTTCCCCCAGGCCATCTGTTTCTTCTGTCCAGGCTGGGTTGATTATTCCGAGTTCTTCTGCTTCTTTTCTATTGTTTGGATTTTCCATAAAGCCAAGAAGTTGGCCAGGATCATTGCCAAAGCGCTTACGTATATTTGAAGGTAAATCACTGAATTCTTCCTTTGCTGTTATAATTTTATTAAGCATTGTTTGATAATCTGTTTGTGTTAAATCTCCGCTTGCCGCTTCGAATGTATTTACATGAGTCAATAAGCCAGTGGCATTGTATTTTGCGATAATTGAATTGATATCACATTTGTTTTTATGCGCTTGCTCTGTAAAGTATTTTGGTTTTCCATCTGCGTGTACTCGTGGCTTATGAGTATACATTTCTTTTGATTTTGCTTTTGATAAAGCCTTGCCGCTGTTGTCTTTTACAGCTTTTTGATATTTTAATGACATTTTACATATCTCCTATTGTTTTTGTACCAGAGATTAAAGCGCCTATTGATCCCATTGTTTCTCTGATTGTAGTTAGTATTAATCCAACTGGTGATTCGTAGACTGTTGATATATCTTTTAATCTACTGAGTGATAATTTTAATCTTTGCGTATTAATTTTTAACTGTTTTGTTAGAGCACGAGTTTGATCTGTATCTGCACCTATTTTTGTGATCTCTCTATTGATTTTTTCATGTTGATTTAAAAGAACTCCTGTTTGTGCAACTAATTGAAGTTCTTGTTTGTCTGCTACTCGTTTTTGTGCTCTTAATTGAGCCTGTTTGGCTATTTCTGTTTTTCCCTTTTTTATATTAAGGGCACGTTCTCCTTTTTTCTTTTTGGT